CTGGCCCAACCTTGAAGAGCGTGGCCCTAAGCTTACAAATGAGTGGGACGTATTCTCGGTTAATACTGACACGCAGGTTCAGTTTAGTTTTGAAAATGGGCCGGAGATGGCATTAACTGCTGTGAGCGAGCAGCAGATACAAAACACAGATCGAGTTTATAGAAATCTTTCGGTGATTGCATTGAGCCTTTTCGCTGGTCGAAATATACAGGATTTGCGAAACGTGACCACGTTTGTAGAGGAGGGCAAGAAAAGCTACAAGGTTGAAGACTTTACCCAGCAACATCCAAGTGCAAGTACTAGCTATGCACCTGACATTTTTGTAGATACTGTTCTTGATAAAGTAAACGGAATTGGCAAATACGCGCCAACTTCTGTTTTAGATCAAGACAGTCTTAAACTTGCTAAGGCTTTCTGCCAGAACAACAACCTGCCCGCTCATCCTGAAGACGGTGGGGCGCCATCAAAAGTTCAATTGTTTATGGACTGTGTGATTGCTGATAATTCGTCTTGGCGTGAGTTTTGGGTTAACAATGCTCCTTTTAGCTTGCTTGAGTTTGCAAGAAAGAATGGCAGAGAGACTTTAGTCCCTGTGTTGCCAACACGCAGCAATGGAAAAGCAGCCGAAAACGATGGCCGCCCTATTTCTATGACAATTTCTGGGCTGTTTACGACAGGCAATATTCTTGAAGATTCTTACAAAGAAGAGTTCTTAGATTATGGAACAAATACTCAAGACCTTATCGCAACTGTTGTTTACAGAGAAGAATTTTCAAAGGCAATTTTTCAGCGCAGAAGGACAGTCCGAGTTTCAAGAAAGCAAGCTAACGTTGTCAGTGAAAAAATAATTAGAGAAACTTTTGATGCAAGTGGCTTTATTACGACCAGGCAGCAGGCCATTTTGTTTGGCAAGATGCTGGTCAATCAGCGCAGGTTTATTCGGCGCGGCATTGAATTTAAGACTTTCCCGTCAGTCAACCCAGTTGAGCCTGGAGCGTTTATTTATGTTGATATTGGCCTTGCTCATTGGGAAAGAACGTCTTCCGGCGTTATTGCTGAAGGTGGCGCCTTGAACTCGCCATTAAAAGATAAAATTCCGAATGGAACTTACGACTTTTTAGTTTATAACCGGGATAACAAACAAGTTGTGGCTAAGAACTCAATAAGCGTTTTAAACGGTGTTGCTTCAGCGTTGTCTGGAAGGGCTGGCCAGCTTTATGTGATGGGGATCAGTTCGGGTAAGAAGCGTGTGTTCCGGATTACGGAAGTAGAAATGGATCAGGACGGTGAAGTGACTGTAAGAGCTATCGAGTATCCCTGTGACGATCAAGATCGCGCTCATGTCGCGGACTTTAGGCACAGCGAGTTTGATGTAAGCTAGTATGAAAGCAATGTTCTAAGCCCAGCGCAGCGATGGCCTTTTACACCGGACGTACAGGCTCGCTGGTTTTTGGCGGGAAGCCTGTAGCTAAGATCCGTGATTGGTCTATTGAGACCACGGTAGAGCTTTTAAGTACCAACGATATCTCTAGCAGCGTAAACACCTTTACTCCTGGAGTTAAAGGCGCAACTGGCAGCGCAACCTTGATGTATTACAAGCTTGAATCTGGCGAAAGCGCAACCAATACTCAATTTACTGCGTTGCTGTCCAAAATCATGAAAACAAGTGCTGTCACGGAAAGCGACCGTGTAAGTCTTGAGTTGAATGTCGGCACCGGCAGTGCAGATGATATTAAATTCAACGCTTACATCACGTCGGCAAGCGTTTCTGTCTCAACTGGCGAGTTAAGTGTCGTCCCAATTAATTTTACAGTTGACGGAGACTTTGCTGAAGTCATTAGCTGATGACGTTTTTTCTTGGCAGTCAAGGCAACGTTCGACTGCGCCGTGGAACGGATCCAACTCTTGGCGTCCTGCAAGAAAGCATTAGTCTTGACGACATCAGTACGGTCCTTAACCGCATTGGAACGGCAAACGGAATAGATAACCTTTTTACTGGTGACAGGATCGATATTGAGACAACTGACGCACGAAAACTTCTGTTTATCCCAGCCTCTAACTGGTCTTCCGGGGTAGTTGAAGATACTTTTAGTGCTTATGTAAATGTAAATGCCGCTGGCGGCTTGCGGTTGTTTTCATCTTTTGCGGATGCCGTTAATAACGTTAGATCTAATGAGATTGCTTTAGAGGCTTTTACGGGTGATTCTATTGCAGTAACGATTGCCGTTAGAGACGTTAGTTCTAACATTCTTGGGGACGTCACGAGCTACGAATTTAACGCCAGTCGTGAGCAAGTTGATACTACAACGCTTTCGGACAAGTTTAAGAATCAATACAATGCTGGTTTGATCAGCGGTAGTGGACGTATTGAATGCGTTTTCAACAATGCGACTGACGGCGTAAGGGAAACCCCGTTATTGATGCTGCAATTAATCCAAAGGCTTGACTTGGGTTGTGCCTTTGACTTGTTCCTTTATTTGGTTGATAGGGATTTAAATCCAGCAGAGCAGAGCGTTTTTTACTCTCTCACTGCCGTCGTAACCAATTCTGGTGTCTCTGTTGACTTAGACGATGCAATCAGATGCACCTTAGATTTCGTGACGACTGGTGAGTTGAAGCTTGTTGTTGGAACGTTAGGTGAGTATCTACTTAAGGAAGACGACGATCGGATTCGTCAAGAGCAGTCTCTTGATTACCTGCTGAAGGAAGTTACGGATTAAACTGAACGCAAGTACCCCTGGCGTAAGGAGCTGAGCCTTGGCTGACCAACGAATTACGCAGCTCAATGAGCTGTCCAAGGCTGGGGTTGCAGCAATAGACGTCCTGCCTATTGCGGACATTAGCGGCTCCGAGACCAAAAAGGTTACGGCAAAAAACCTTGTCGATGCTGGTCTGGACCTGATCGATGTCAGCACTATTGATCTAGACAAGCTTGATCAAAGCAGCACGACAAAGCTAGGTACGGCTTCGATTGCTGATGATGCAATCACGTATGCCAAGGTCCAGAACGTTACGGCAACTGACCGTTTGCTGGGACGTAGCACTGCAGACGCTGGTGTTATTGAGGAAATTGTTTGTACTGCAGCAGGTCGAGCATTATTAGATGACTTAAGTGCCGCAGCTCAAAGAACAACGTTAGGTCTTGGCACAATTGCCCTGCTTGACGCTGATGGCGCAACTCTTACAAACCTGACCATCACCAGTGGCACGATCACTGGTATTACAGACATCACCATTGCGGATGGTGGAACGGGAGCAAGTGATGCTGCCAATGCACGGGTAAACCTTGGCGTAGCAATCGGGACGGATGTCCAGGCTTATGACGCTGGGTTGCAGTCAATTTCAGGATTAACGACTGCTGCGGATCAAGGTATTTACGCGACTGCCTCTGACACGTATGCAGTTTTCTCGTTAACAGCAGCAGGTCGAGCGTTGCTTGACGATGCTGATGCTGCAGCTCAACGCGCCACATTAGGGCTTGGGACGCTAGCTACACAAAGCGGAACGTTTGCTGGAACGCATTCGGGCACAACTTCTGGCACTAACACGGGCGATCAAACGATCACGCTGACGGGAGCTGTTACTGGTAGTGGCACTGGTACGTTTGCGACGACAATTGCCGCAGGGATTATTGGAGAGGCGAACCTTGCTCCCGATTCTGTCACTTACGACAAACTGCAAGATACAACTGCCACAGATGTACTTCTAGGTCGTGCAACTGCTGGTGCAGGGACAATTGAGCAGATTAGTTGTACTGCAGCAGGTCGCGCATTACTTGATGATGCCAACAGCGGAGCACAGAGAACAACACTTGGCCTTGGAACGTTAGCGACGCAAAGCGGCACGTTTACGGGAACACATAGTGGTACAACTTCTGGCACTAACACTGGCGACCAGACGATTACATTAACTGGCGCGGTAACAGGAACAGGTACTGGCTCCTTTTCGACAAGTCTTTCTGCTGGAATCGTAGAAAACGCCAATATTGCATCAGACGCAGTTACTTATGAAAAGATTCAAAATACAACTAACACTGACATAATTCTTGGTCGCAGTAGCGCTAACGGCGGTTTAATTGAAGAAATTGCTTGCACAGCTGCTGGTCGAGCTTTACTTAATGATGGAACTGCAGCAGACCAACGCACCACATTAGGTCTTGGAGATTTAGCTACCTCTACTGGAACTTGGACAAACGGATCAGTTTTTAGCGGAACTAGCAGCGGAACAAATACCGGCGATCAAACAATTACTTTGAGCGGTGCTGTAACAGGCAGCGGCACTGGAGCGTTTGTAACAACGTTAGAGAATGGCATTGTTCTTGAGGCAAATCTTGGCACTAGCGCTGTAACAACAGGCAAGCTTCACGCTGATTCAGTTACCGCAGCAAAGATTGGTGATCAGGCAACCTGCATTGTTAGCAGTTCTACCCCTTCTGGGACAGGTGATTACACAGGCCAAGGTTGGTACAACACTAATACAAGCATTGCGTACCGCTGGAGCGGAGAAGCGTGGTCACAAGTTGCTGGTATCCAGTCGATAACAGTTACGGAGTCCACTCCATTCGCTGTTGTTGTTAGCAACCCAACTGCATTTACAACTGATCTATCGCTGTCACTTGACACGCAAGTCGCAGCCAGTGTATTTGCAGGTCCAGCTACTGGAGCGGATGCCGCACCAACATTCCGTAGTCTGGTCCCAACTGATCTGCCTGATGCAACAGCATCGGCTAAGGGCATTATCCAGCCTGGAACAGGTCTAGCAGTTACAAGTGGAACATTAGATCACAGCAATAGCGTAACTGCAGCAACAGTTAGTGGCGTTACATTTGACGCCCAAGGCCATATTACTGCAGCAACTGCTCTGCTTTATGCAGATATTCCTGATCTTGATGCAGCAAAGATTACAACGGGCGAGTTCCTGACTGACCGTATTGCTGATAGTGCAATCACTGGAGACAAGCTTGCTGATAGTTCTGTTACTGCATTTGGCGAATCACTGCCTACTGCTGCGTTCAAGGGTCAGCTGTTTTATAACCCGCTTGAAAGAAATTTCTTTGTTTGGGACGGTAACGTTTGGCAGCCGCTTGGCATCTCGGCTGGTGCAATCATTCTTGCTGGCACTTACAACGCAACAACAAACCAAGTTGCAAGCGTAACTGGCGAGGGTGCTGCCCTAGGGATAAGTGTTGGCAATGCTTTACCTTCTCCCAGCTCAGACAACTCAAATTATTACCTTGTTGTCTCTATTGGTGGTACGGGCACAGCGCCAGCGCCTACGGTAACTCTTGCGCCGCCTGACATTCTTTTGTCAGACGGATCAAGCTGGATTGAAATTGATGTTTCGTCTACTTATACGGCGCAAACGGCCAATAATGTTGCATTTTCACCTGCAGCAAGCCTTGGTAGCACGAACGTACAACTAGCACTTGAAGAAGTTAGCAACGAATGCCGCGTTGCAACCAACTTGACCAGCGGAATGCTGGCTGTAGCTCGTGGTGGTACTGGGATTGCTTCTTATGTAAAAGGCGATCTAATTGTTCCTACTGGTACGACCACGCTGGACAAGCTTGGCGTTGGGACAAATGGTTACATCCTCAGCGCTAATAGCAGCGAAACAACTGGCCTTGAGTGGATTGCTAATCAGGCTGGCACCGTCACCAGCGTCACTGGCACCGCTCCAATTCAAGTTGCAACTGGAACGGTAACGCCTGTTATCTCGGTCACGACTGGCACGACAAGTGCTGTTGGCGTGTTGCAGCTAACTGATGGCGTTGCAAGTTCTAGTACAACAACTGCCGCCACACCAAATGGCGTTAAGACCGCGTATGACTTGGCTGCATTGGCATTGCCAAAAGCTGGCGGCACAATTAGTGGTCAGTTATTGCTTGATGAGAACGCATCGCTGGTGTTTGAAGGCGTTAGCCCTGATGACTTTGAGACAACTTTGGCGGTTGCCGATCCAACTGCAGATCGTGTCGTGACGTTGCCTAATTTGACTGGAACGGTTGCATTGACCAGCCAGCTTGATGACGGCAGTTTTTGAGTCTCGTAAGATAGAGCCATAATTTCCGGCCTGGCAACAGGTATTAAGGATGGCTCTTCAGCACCTGCGTTCTGGCACAGCAAATAAGCGTCCTCTGCCAACCGCAATGTCGGATGGACAGCTTGCTGTTAACACTAATCTTGCTAGCCCTGGTCTGTTCTTTAAAGACGGCAATGGCGATCTAGTCAAGGTTGGTCCGGTCCATATTGGAACGACTGCGCCAAATGCTTCGCCAGCAAGTACGGCTGCAACAGCGTTGGTCGCTAATACGATTTATAAGATCTTGACGGTTGGAACGTCAGATTTTACAACTGTTGGGGCGTCTTCAAATGCGGTCGGTGTTGTCTTTACGGCAAGTGGGACCACAACTGGCACAGGTACGGTCAGTGGTGAGCAGGGTAATGAGAAGGGAGAGCAGTGGTTGGATACAACCGGTGGAACGTATGTGCTGAAGATTTATGACGGCACTGCATGGCGCAGTGAGTCCGGCACGTTTGTCGATGCAAGCGGCGACACCATGACCGGCGATCTACTTTTTAATAATGCAAATATTGTTTTTGAAGGCTCAGCGGCTGATGATCATGAAACTACGTTAACGGTTGCAAACCCAACAGCAGACCGCACGATTACACTGCCAAATACTACTGGAACGGTAATAACGACAGGCGACACGGGCAGTATTACTAGCACGATGATCACTGACGGCACGATCGTCAATGCTGACATTAATGCAAGTGCAGAGATTGCAGTTAGCAAGCTTGCAAACGGCACTGCGCGTCAATTGCTGCAGACTGATTCCGGTGGGTCAGGCGTTGAATTTACAAGCAACGTTGATGTCCCTGGAACGTTAGATGTAACTAGTGCAGCAACTCTTGATTCGACGCTGACTGTTAGCGGCAATGTTGTTATTGGCACCGCTAATGCAGAGAGCAAGCTATGGTTAAAGAATGGGTCTAGTTCAGGTAGCGGGAACGGTGCTGAGCTTAATTTTGGCAATACAGAAGGAACAGGCTCAATTAAATACAATGATGTATCAAGTAAATCGATGCTTTTTTATGTCGATGGTTATGAAATCATGCGGCTTCAGGATATTAACACCACTGCAGGTAGTACAAATATTGAGCACCGCATCGGCATCGGAACTTCAAGCCCTCAGTCAATGTTGGACGTTGAAGATGGAGCACAATTTGTAGAACGCAGCACTGTTGGCAATAACGATCCACGCATCAAATTAGAAAAAGTTGTTACTGACGGCACGATTACAGGCAAGATCACAACCGATAATTTAGTAAGCCACGATGACATTTTGTGGACTAAGGCTGATGACAGTAACGTTAGCGGCAGGATTGGCAACGCTCCTGATATACACAATGCGGGCACCGATGGGGATCTAGCAATTCAATCAGAGGCCGGCAATATTGCATTTGTTACCTCAAGTGGTGGCGGTGCAGAGCAGATGCGAATCGACAGCTCGGGCAGGCTGTTGCTTGGTACGACAACTGAAGGTGAAGCTACTGCTGATAATTTGACTATTGCAGATTCTGGTCATTGCGGAATCACTCTGCGTTCTGGTACAAGCAGTGTTGGAACAATTTTCTTCTCTGATGGTACTTCTGGTTCTGCAGAATATCAAGGATATGTTCAGTATGATCACAGCGCAAATTATTTAAAATGGGCAACTGCTGGTACCGAGCGGATGCGAATCGACAGCTCGGGCAGGGTTGGGATTGGCATAACTTCTCCACAGACAAGATTTCACAGCTCAGGTACAACTAACGGAGCACAAGCTACATTTGGTATTACAAGCTCTGGTCTAAAAATTTCTACGTTCCAAAAAACTGGCAATGACGCTGGTGTGATTCTGGATGCTCAAGAATCTACTAATGGGACACTTGCTTTTAATACTCGTGGCTCCGAACGGATGAGAATCGACAGCTCGGGCAATGTTGGGATTGGCACCACGGGGCCTAGTCAAAGTCTCACTTTGCGCGGAGAACAATTTATTGAAACCAATTCAACAGCTGCTGATTCTGGCAATGGAATTTACTGGCAGTCAACTACAAGCGGCTGGACTACTTCAAGTGCTCATGCTGCCATTTACGGCAAACGAGTTGATGGTAGCAACGGTTATTTAAGGTTTGATACTCGCTCAAGCGGTACAACTGCTGAGCGGATGCGAATCGACAGCTCGGGAAATGTTGGGATTGGCGTTTCCAGCCTGAGTTCTGGTGATGGAAATTTAACTGTTTTAGCGGATGGCACGGGAGCAGGCACAGCCAATACGCGTTTGTTCATGACTGGATACGAAGGGACATCCGGGAATGCAGCTGGCTTGTGGTTTGGTGCAAGAAATAATGAAAATACAGGTGTAATTGGTTCTCGAACTGCTAGTGGAAACATTGCTTTTGAAACATATAGTGGTGGCTGGGGAGAGCGGATGCGAATCGACAGCGCGGGCAGAGTTGGGATTGGAAAAACCAACCCTAATACAACATTTGAGATCTACGAGGCTACGAATCCTTATATATACCTGCAAAACTCCACTACTGGCACAGGCGCTAGCGATGGTTTTAGTCTTATTGAGTTTGGATTAGATACTTATATCAACAATAGAGAAGCAGGAAATATGATTTTCTTGAATAACGGAAGCGAGCGCCTACGAATCGACAGCTCGGGAAATGTTGGGATTGGAGTTTCAAGCTTATCTAGTTCATCTCGACTTACATTGCTTGAAAGTGCTGGCAACGGTCAGACATTAGAAATCAAAGGTGCAAATACAGGAGGTGTTGGTTCACAACCAGGAATTAAATTTACAGCTTCAACTGGTGACAACATCGGTGGTATTTTTGGCGACACTAATTCTGATGCTGTAGTTCTGCAGTCAGGCGGAACCGAGCGCATGCGAATCGACAGCTCGGGTGCAACTACATTTATTAAAACAGTTAATAATACAGCAGAGTTGTTGTTTGGATATGGGAGCAGTTCAGGTATTTATGCAGGCATTGGCGGTCAAAATCACTTCAACACCAATCAATTATGTGATTTGCTTTTCTATACAAATGGCAGCACAGGCTCTCGCAGTCCAAGCGAGCGCATGCGAATCGACAGCTCGGGAAATGTTTTAATTGGGAAATCTAGTGCTTCCACTTCTGCTGGCACTGGCGTTCAATTAATAACGGGTAGCACGGCAAGTGTAGATGTTGTTACTAACACAGCGTCAAATATTGGTGTTAATCATATTTACAACTTAAATGCAACAAGAAATGGTTACAGATATTATGTTGGAATAGACGGAGGCATTTATAATTTCTCCGGCAACAATGTTAATCTTTCTGACGAGCGTGAGAAAAAAAACATTGTTGATATGGATAGCACCTGGAGCGAACTAAAGCAATGGACATTAAGGCAGTTTCATTTCAATGAGCAAGATAATTCCGAAGATAAGTGTTACGGTGTCATCGCTCAGCAAATTGAAACAATTAGCCCTCAAGTCCTATCTACTTTTGAAACAAATCCGACAACTGCTAGAAAAGGTGTCAAAGAGCAAAAAATGATGTGGATGGCAATCAAAGCACTGCAAGAAGCAATGGCAAAGATCGAAACCCTTGAACAGCGTCTATCTGATGCTGGTATCGCCTAGCGGTATTCCGCCCCATGGCAACGTGGGGCCTTGCTATTACACTTCCTTTGGAGTCTTAACTCATCATGGCTACAACTTTTACTTGGGCGATTGCCAATCTGGATCGTGAAACATCCGATGGCTTCGTTTTCACTGCTCACTACACCGTTTCAGCTGCAGACGACACCTACTCTGCTGGTGCGTATGGAAGCATCGGCTTCGAGCGTCCTGACACGCTAGTTGCTTTTGCTGATCTGACTTCTGAGATCGTTGTCGGCTGGGTCAAAGAAAAGCTGACTGCAGAAAAAGTCACTGAAGTCGAAGCTGCTTTGCAGGCTCAGCTTGATGAGCAACGCGCTCCAACTAAAGCTGCAGGTCTGCCTTGGGCTGCTGCTGAGTAATGACCTTTGCCTTTGGTGTGCTGGCTGGGGTTGTATTAACAGCCCTTGTCTTGGCATTTGATCCAGACGATGACCTTTACGAGGATGAACGACGTGGCAGCTAGACCTGATCCAATGATTCCCTGCAAGCCAGGGGCAGAAGATTTAGTTGCGATGAACAATCGCGTTGTCTGGATGGACATGCTCTACAAGCTTGAAGGTCGCGACAAGCCTGATCATCCAAAGCGTGGTCTTTACACCGGCTTACATAAGCGTCATTTCTCAACGTTCCCTGGAACGGATGAAAACTGATCCTGTAGATCACATTCAAAACTGTCCATTGACTGGGCCAGCTAATCTGGCTCAAGAAAACTCAACCCCTTCTAAAAATGATCAAAGCGTTCGCAGTAGCTGTTTCTGGTGTTCTCGCTGGTTCAGCTGCCTTGGCAGGCCCTTATGTCAACGTTGAGAATAACGCTGGTTATTCGGGCGGCGATTATTTAGGCGCAACAACTGATCTTCACGTTGGTTTTGAAGGCAGCGAAGGTGTCTACAGCTATTACGTGCAAGGCGGCCCAGCTCTTGTTTCACCCCAAGGCGAAGACACTGAGTTTGAACTGTCCGGCAAGATTGGCGGTAGCGTCCAAGCAACAGAGCAGTTTGGCATTTATGGCGAGCTGAGCTTCATCACCGCAGAAAACGATCCTTCTGTGGGATCTAAGATCGGCATGAAGTACAGCTTCTGAGCTAGCCTTTAATCGGAAGAGACCCGCCCTTTCTTGCCTCACACCAAGGAAGGGTATTTTTTTGGACTTTCACCATGCAAAAAGTTTTCAACCTGTTTGCCACTCTTGGCTTCGTGATGTCGGCTTCAATGGTTGTTGGATCGTTGCTGCTTTACACGCGGATTCCATCACTGACGAAGTATTACATGAGCGAGTTGAAGTTAGAGCTGACAGAGCTAGTGACCGACATGGTGCCTGGCCAGATTGACGAGGTGATGCCGGAACTACCGGCTGCAACTGGCCCGGCGATGCCTTTCAAGCTTCCATGATTGATTCGGTAAACTCTCCCTTTCATTACACCCAAGGTCGGGTAGAAGCAATCGAAATTATTGAAGATGTGGTGGCTGGAGCCCCTGAACCAGTCGTTGGTTATTTGATGGGGCAAACGTTGAAATATCTACTGCGTGCGTGGCATAAAGGCAATGCGTCACAAGACCTGCAAAAAGCTTCTTGGTATTTGAATCGTGCGATTTTGCGTTTAGATGCCTGAAATCCCCGAGATTGGCGTGGGGCAAGTTGCGGTGGAGCGTATTGCCATCCCAGAAATACCAGCTTGGAGAGGTATACCGCCGCAAAGCCTTCCGCAAGAGCCACCAATCACATTGATGCTTGGTTTTCCAGTAGCTGAGATGCCGGGCTGCGTTGAGACCAGGAATACACAGGCCGGAAACGACAAGGCTTACGACAATGACCCAAAGGGCAACTTTGTTGTTTGCGATGGAACGATGCCATCGTTTAACGCGATGGACATTACACCTGGAACGTTGACCTATGGGTCGGCAAAACCACCTGCTATTCAGCCACCAAAAGAAGAGCCGGCTGCCTCCCAACAACCGGCTAAGTCCCCTTCACCGGAGGCGTCCAACCCAACCGGCATTCCAAATGTAGCTCCAGAACTGCCATGTCCGCCACCGGACGCAATACCTATAGGAGCTAAAAATAAGCTTCAGACTGCTGTCATCACTGGTTACAAGCGTGTTGATGGAGAATGCAAAGCCCAATTCAAGCCGTTGGACATACCAGCGATTCTCGGCAACCATTTACCTGGCTCGCCTGTTGTGGTCACGACTGCAACGATTGCGGTTGTCGCAACAACAGCGGCAGTCCTAGCCAAACCATTAGGCGATATTTTGCTGAAGGTGATCAAGCCTCTTGTCAAAAAGACAATCAAGAAGATTAAGGAGAAGCTAGGGAAAACTACTGCTGTTGAGTCAGCTTGGCAGCGCCGGAAGTTTCAACGGTCTTTGAAGAACTAGGGATTGAATGGATGTGGGGCGGAAGGACGCCAGGCGGATTGGTTAAGACAACATCAGCACAGATCCGAGAGTAGGGCGATTTGGGGTGGAACATTACACCTTCCTTCATCAGGTTTGCACAGTTCTTCAGCCTTGCAATTTCATAGTTGAGCCTTTTATCTGCAAGTGTTGCGTCTAAAAGCGCCACTTGTTTTTCGGCGGCTTTGCGGCAAGTTCGTACGTGATGACGATCCAGCGGTATCGAAATTGTGGCAGTGATGCCGCCGTTAATCGAGAAGTTAGTTTTTTGCCCTGTCCGCATTGGCTTGTAAAAAAGGACATCGCCTGGATTATCGGGCCTGCCATCTGGGACAGGATTGCCTTCAGGGTCAAACGCACCAACAACATCAATCGTGTCATAAACAGGCTCGTTGTAATATTTCTCGTAAGGGTCCGCCCAACCTGTTGTTGTACTTATGAAGGGGTTGATATTTAGCGTTGCACCTTGGCAACTAATGCCTGAGCCATACGTGTTAGTGAATTGCCTTGCTGGCACGACTTGAACAGCTTGGTTTGTAACTGATCCAGAGCTGTTTGCGACTGGAGCGGCAGTGCTTGAGACCTGTGCTTGTGCTGGAGCGGTTAGCAGCAAAAGCGTTGCGATGACTCGCTTCATTGACTAAAGGTGCTGGTCGTCTCTGTTAAAGATTCAATGTCTGTTTCCCTGTTAATCAGGGTGTGATTTGTGAGTCCTGGCCCTTGGAGCGTTTCAACAAATTGGAACGATGCGCCTTGGTTGACGATGTTCCAGACAGGTTTGCTAGCAGGGTCAAGACCAGTCCAACGACTAGAAACACCATTTAACGTGTTTGTTGTTGAAGTCAGACTAGCCGGAGCAATTGCGCCGCCAACAGGAGCAATGTTTGTTCCGCTTGCGCTGTACTCGTAACCTGTTCTGTACTCGTAAGAGTTAATCACTTCAGTGACTTTTGTTTTGGTGCTTGTTGTGGAAGACAACACGCCTTGTTGAAAGTTTGGAACAACAGGAATTGCCGCTACTGGAGCGGCAGTTGCTAATAGATCAAAACCTGCATAAAGAGCAAGCAATAATACGCGCATTATTTAATTGTGAGTTCTTGGATAACTTGACCAATCGCAGTAGTACCAGCTCCACCAGCCGTGACAGTTAGCGCACCGTCTGTTGCAATTGTTCCAGCCAGCGTTCCAGCAACTCCGCCTGCTGTTGTTGTCGTATTGCCAAAAGTAGGCAGTGCTGGGACAACTCCTGCCGTAACTGTTGTTGAAAGAACAGTTGGCGTATTATCGCCGCCTATAAACGACTCTGAATAAGAAAAGCTGTCACCAGCAGTAGTAACAGTAAACACGCCAGGAGTGTAACCAAGAGCGGTCCCGGCGCTATAGCTCCCGAACTTAGGAGCAGTACCCAAAGTGACGTTAGAGCCAGATACAGATAATGTGCTCGGAAGTCTGACTGCTTGGGACGCTGCTCCATCAACAGTTAGCGAAATACTGGATTGGATCCTGTGCGTCATATCCGCTGACGCAGGACTTATCGCAAAGAATGTTAGGCACGATACAAAAAGAAAACGTCTCATTTTGGCTTGGACGTAGGGGTTTGTTCCTTAATTGTAGGCTCTTCTTTTTTTGCTTTCTTGTTGCCGCCAACGGCTAGACCAAAGGAAGCTGCCGTTCCACTCAATATGGAAGCGGGGTAGGTAGGGTCAAGGGATTGCTTGAAGACGCCAAGGTAGTTTGCCGTCAGGATTGCCATTGCCCAGCCGAGCAAGACAACCTTGATGACATCACCTAAGCGTGAATTGTTGTCTTGTTCTTGCTCTTGCTTAGCCTGTTCTTCTGCCATGATGAGTTCACGCTAGAGGTCGAATGGTGGTTGAAATCTGGGCTGCTGTTGCTGGTGCGTCAATAGGCGTGGCGGCTAGCGGTGTTCGGGGTGCAAACCGCGAAAGCCAAAACGGTAGGGACTCGTTGGTGCGTTTAACCTCGGCTGTCGATAATTTAGCGAGCCGCATGGATGTTCTCCATGCTGATCTCAGGGTTAGAGATCAGGAGTTATTCGCTCGAATCTCAGATCTAGAGCAAAATGTTGCCAGGCTTGAGGGTCATCAAAACCGGGTCTAGAATTTCGGCACATACAGCGATCCCATGGTTTTACTTCTAAAGCCAATCCTGTTCAGCTTCATCAAATCAAAAGCTGTAAAACAGTTATTGATGGATTGTCTGATCAAGATCAGCGAGCAAACCGACAATCAGCTTGACGACGTTGCTTGCAAGTATGTGCAGGATCTACTTTTCCCAGAGGCTCGCGTTGAAAAGTAAATGTGGTTTTGGTTCGTAATCGTGGCCTTATCATTACTGCCCTTCTTCCATTGGTTCCGTGGCACTCCTCACCAACTTGCCGCTATTAAAGAGCTTGAAGACTCCTTGCCGGAGGAGTTACTTGATGACGATGCCGCCTGGTTTGATGCGTGGAAAGCATCAGGAATTGACCAAGAGATCTATACCCCTTATTTCAGCCAGCTCGATAACGCCAGTGGTCAGGGCTACCGAGAGTGCTTCAGTTCAGCAGCAGCAATGGTTGCCGCAACGTATAGGCGTGTTGGAACGGATGATGAATACAATCAAATCCGTGAAAGGTTTGGCCCATCAACAGCTGTTGGAGCGCAAATTGAAACGCTGAAAAGCTTGGGTTTGAATGTTGAGTTTCGGATTGACGGTGATGCAGAAATGATTGAGATGGAAATTGAAATGGGCAGACCGGTTTTGGTTGGTTGGTTGCATAAGGGCGATTTGTCGCAAGGCGAACGACCACAATGCGACAGCGGCAACTGTGGTCATTGGTCTTTGATTACTGGTTACAAGGGAAAGAACAGTGATGATCCACGCTGGGTCATGCAAGATCCACGCGGCAAGCCTGATCTACTGCAAGGGGGGCATTCGACTCCTGCAGGAGGAGAACAGGTCGAAGTAAGGCAGTCTGAATTTAGTCCGCGCTGGGAAGTTGACGGTGTTGGAACGGGCTGGGTGATTCTTGTAGATGAGAGCTAAGGTACGTTTTTATCTTTAAGGCGTGGCAGTTCTGTGTGACTGGGAGATTCGGTCTCATTGCGAAGGTGGCCAGATGGTGTGGCCTTTTAATCCAGAGCTAGTCAATCCAGCCAGCCTTGATGTGGTGCTGGGCAATCACCTGATGTGTGAGTCGCCAACAGAAAGGGAGTTGTTTCGGGTAGACATTGCAAAAGCAACAAAGGATGATCCGTACTGGCTATCGCCCGGCAGCTTTTGCTTGGCTGAAACACGTGAGTGCTTTAATCTCCCTGACGACATCTCCGCTCAGTTTGTACTCAAGTCAAGCCGTGCCAGAGAAGGCTTTAATCATCTTCTTGCTGGTTGGTGCGATCCAGGCTGGCACGGAAGCAAACTGACGCTTGAACTGAAGAATGAGCGTCGTTACCATGGCCTGCCTTTGTATCCAGGGTTAAAGATTGGTCAGATGGTGTTTCACGTAATGAATAACGTTCCATTGCATAGCTACGCCTTGACGGGTAATTACAACAATCATTTAACCGTGATGCCGAGCGTTGCATGAACTGGGGGTATGTCAGCGCGTTTTGGACAACAGTCGTGATGAACTGCGTTCAGCCTGTGAATTGGGAAGCTTGCTTGCCGGTGCAGGACTGGTTATTCCCGGCTATAGGTGATTACATACGTTTTAAGACGGAGGAACCGTATGCTTCCGAAAAACGAATCTTACGGTCCATCAATGGAGTGGATGGTAGTAACGCAAAGCCTTGAAGAAGAGCTGTCGTTGGAACGGAGCGTAAGGGAGATCGAAGATTGCGAGAATATTGATGTGCTGTCTCGGCTTTGTGTTGCCATGGCACGCCAAAGCTGGCACCAGGGAAAGTTGCTTAGGCAAGCAGTGGAACGTGTTGCTGAACTGGAATCAGTTATGTTCTAGCTCTTTAAGGATGGTGTCAGCTGTTGATTCAAGCGCAACCTTGTACTGCACGTGCTGGTAAACAAGATCTCTTATAAAAGAAGATGGTTTTTGATTTAAAGAGTTTGCCTCTTCGATTAAGAGTTGAGCGTAATCTTCAGCCAGTAGCACGCTAAAGCGGATACGATCTCCGTGCCTATTGGCCATTCCTAAGTGCAACAATGGATTAACATTACCATGATATTGAATCGTCAACTTTTTTCTTCCAAGCATTTGCCTGTGCTGATCGAGCAGAAGAGCGTTGACGGCTTGACCCTGATCTAATCTTTTTGGCCCCTTCAAGGAGCATTGCAGCCCTTTGAATATCAGCTGTTGTTGCTGATCTAACTGCTTCGTAAAGCCGATCTAACATCAGCTGTCGCCCTGATTTTGGAAGGGACATCTGTCATCGCTCCAGCCAGTGTTTTGTGGAACGTTATCTCAAGCGTATTTAGAAAGCTTGTTGATCCAGGCAAAGTCTTCCATAGGAGAAGCAGTGATGACGCTGACATCTACGCCGCACGAAAGAGCTGCAGAGACTTGCCGTTGAAAATAATTGGAGTCACTTTCATAGGTAACTTGCTCTACCGATAAGGGCCTGTGATCCTCGTCATAGGCAGTAAAGCGAGCAATGGCTAAAGGAAAATGATTGTCTTCGTCTTCGACCTGGCAGTAGTAGAAACTAATTTTTTGCTGCACGAAGACTTGCTCCTGAGAACTCTGCAAATACTGATGCCACAAGGCTTTCAGCTTGATGACGCCCCAACAGATAACCGCAACGCTTGCGAACCCTAACGACAGCTTTGTTGTAATCATCAGGGGTGATGTTGAAACTTGTTTGTGAATTAAGAAGCAAGTCGCGAATCAATTCTGATCGCCTTACGCCAATGCTTTCTGCTTGATCAGAAAGACGTTTGGCGACTTCTTCCGGGAGGTAGGTTTCGACTCTTTTCATGCCGTGATTTTACGGGTTTACGTTTAGGTTTTTTGGATTTGTTGGACGATTTAACTCTTGGTTTGGAGCGTACCAAAGCAACGGTTTCAAGGTAGCCCGGAGGTTCGGGAACACCAGCCTTGGTAAGGATTTCGCTCCAATTCATCGAAAGGCTTCTCGCGCGTATAGATGTAAAAAGTGTCCCTATTGGTCAAAAGCCAGTCATGCTAAAGGGTTTGCATGGGGACACCCAAGGGGGACAGCTAGAGTTGTCCCCTTTGTTCCTCAGTTAATTCAATCTCAACCGCTCCATCCATCAAAGGGGGACAGAGTGGATTGTCCCCCATGTCTTGTCCCCCTTCAGATAACGCTCCAGCACTGGGTTTACTAGTAGAAGGGGACAGTTTCTGACCCTCTCCGCACGCGAGAACAGCTTGATAATGTTTGGAGCGAGATCCTTCTAAGACGTAAGAGACGATCAACTTACGGTCTTCCATTCGTTGGAGCGTTTTCTTAATCGCGACAGCAGACCCAGCAACCAAAGGGTCAGCAAGTAGATCCGTTTTGGTGCGTGACTCAGGGAAAGCAGTGCGAAGGCGGCTAAGAACGCGACCTGCAACAGACGAAGGAGTGTTGTCCTCTGGATCCATTTCGGGCGTGAAGTCTTCGATATAAAAACCAAGGTCTTCGTTTTGCCCAAGCTTGAGCTTGGTGCCAGAGCGACCAGAGCGGCTTTTTTCGATAGTGATGAGCCGTTCATGCTTTTCAACCCGTTGGTCCTTCATTGGGCGGTTCTGAAGTTTGTTCTCAGGGTTGTGGGGGTTCTGAAGTGACCAAGTTTCATCTACAGCGTCACGAATAGCTGAAGTGCCTCTGAATCCTCCATTTTTGTTGGCATGGTGGATGATCAAGATTGTGGTGGCAGGAAACAGCTGACCATTGTTTTTTGTGAGCCAGTAAAGGGGGGTTGCGAACTCGGATTTGTTCTCGTCAAAAGCTGCACCGCCAGAGCAACCAATCAAGGAGTCAATGACGACAAGCTTTGGCTGATACTTTTCCATCAGCTTGATGAACTGGGCGTAACGACGAAGCTGCCAGTCACTTCGGATGTAAGTGTCACTGTTGACTGGAAAATCAGCTTCGATCAACTGTTCTTTCAACTGCGGCAGACCTTGGTCGCCATTTAGCAAAAGAACAGGGCCTTGTTCGACTGGCACTTCAGCTCCGCGAACCTTGAATGGTTTACCGGAAGCTATATGCCCTGCAAGAGCCCAAGCTGCTGTGGACTTACCGTCACCACCAGCGCCATAGACCAAGACGACAGAAGGATGAGGCAAGACATCAGGGATCAAGTAATCGCGCTTAGCTTCTTTCTCCATCAACTCTTCAACAGTAAGAAGTTCAACTTTTTTCTCAAAAGCGATTTGATCAACAATGAGTTTTTCAAGTGCGCTTTGATCTCTGTATCCAGCCCGTAAAGCAAGGCTGTTGAGCTTGTAGTTGACCTCAGCAGGGTTATCAAGTTCGAGTATTTGTTTGGAGCGGCGGATGACCTCTTCAAACTCAAGAGTTGCTGTGCGGAACTCTTGGACTACTTTTTCTTCGGCTGATTTGACGACCTTGGCCAAACTATCTGAAAACCTGAGTCGTTTGGGATCCTCCCTGTCCGCCAAGTGGATAAGAGTTCCGATACCTACGCCATTGCCTTTAAAGGTGTTCCAAACATCAGCGCAAGGGTTGTCGTTTTCCCATTCAGATGCGTAATCAGAATCTTCTGCTGACCACGCAGACCAAAGCATGAAGCCCATTTCATTGGGCAAAGCAGAATTAATTGCCATGCCAATCCTGACCCAGTGATCCCTGGATCCAGCTCCTTTGCAAGGTATGACATTTAGGCAGTCACGAACGATCTCAAAGATTTCGTCTTGGGTGCGATCTGTGAAATCAGGATCACGCTTGTTGATCGCCTTGGCAGGCTGCTTCATTTCAGCAAGCAACCAATCTGGAGCGACAGGAATACTGGATAGATCACCAGAAATTGTGTACTGACCAGGCTCTGAGGTTTTGCTGCCAGGGTATTCACCAAAGATGACCCCCTGCCGCTTGGAGTTCCAAAGGATCTCATAGTCCTGATCGCCTAAGCCTCTGCCTTCAACGCTGCTCCAAAGCTCCTCAGGCACGCGGAAAAGGTATTTAGCAGCATTGCCCTTGGTTGATGTGATTGTTGGAGCGCCTTCAAGGGAGGAGCCCCAGACTTTGAGAAGTTTTTTTAAGCCAAGGTCAACGTCAAGGATGACGATGCCATTACCGCGAATGCCAGTGAAGACGCCTATGGCCTGAAGGTCTGGATTGCGCTGTATGGCAAGAGCAGCATCAGCAGCATCAAACTTGCGATCAAAGCTTGCCTCTAGAGGGTTCTTGCCAGTAGCAGGCTTGCCAGAGGCCATTTGTGCCCCTTTACGATATATCGGTGCATACACCAATCCAGCTGGAAGTGACTGGACAAACTCAAGAAGTTTCATGTAGAGTGACAAGTGAACAAGTAAACATTTCCGGTCAGCTAGCGGTAGTTGGCCGGATTTTTTTATCTTAGCCCATATTGACAAGGTGCAGCAATGTCTGTAGCTTGTTGGAGCGTCAAGCACTGACGCGACAACCTACTAGACAACCTTCACGTGAAACTTTCTGCAGGCTTCATCGAGTCTCTTGAAAAAGAGAATGACGGTAGTTCGTCAAAAGACAACTATCTTGGTTATACAAAACTAGAGCAAGGTAAGCCAGCAAACTTTGCACTTTTAGAGCAAGACCCGCTTGAATACTGGCTTGTCTGGGCAGAAGCGAAAGCATCAGGCTCCATGAAGCCATTTCGTTTCATGAACCAACCATCCTCTGATGAAATTAATTTAGAGCTTGGCTCTGAGTATGTCCAGTCAATGAATTATGACAAGACAGCTATTCGCAAGCCACAGCAATGTTTGACGTGGCCTGTCTACAACTGGGACATGAATAGGGTCCAAGTTTTAGAAGTTTCACACATTTCATTAGCACGTCAGTTTGCAAAGTATGGTTTGAACAAGAAGTACAGCAAGAACTTGCTGGACTGGGATTTCGAGCTGAGCAAGATCAAAGCTGACATGGTGCGTTATGAGCTGTTGATCGTTCCCCGTGACGAGGACGAGCACAACGAGACTCAGATGGAAAAGGCTTGGCTGCAGGTGCAGAAGGGTGGATTTGACCTGAACCGAATGGTGACAGGCGAGGATCCGTTTAGCGAAAGCTAAAAGAAAGGGGGCCGAAAGGCCCCTTTTTTAGTCTTGTTTGTAGTCAGGCAGTTTTAATCCTTTGCGTTGCATTCGCAAGGATTGTGTTCTTGCCCCTTGCGCTGCTGCTGCGATAAAAGCGTGTCTACTTTGATCGGCTTGCAGTTGCTTCTGGTCTTTTTCGTTTAACTGGGACGAATCGATATGCGTAAACAGTTGGCTGGTTTTGTTTTTGTGTTTACGCAACCCCGCATTTGCTTGAGCGTTTAGGTAAGGGCCAGCTTCTGAATCAGTCAAGACTCTGAGCCCGCCATCTTCTGATCGCATGACAAGAGGTTGTAATCCCAACTCTCTGCGAACATTTTCAATTGTTGTTTTGAGTTTGTTTACAGCGAAAGACATTGGGTCTTGTCTCTCTCCACGGTTATAGGATGCAATTTTTTCGTGAACATTAGGTTCAAGAACATAGAACGCATCTTCAACTTGTTGGCGATTGTAAGAGTCGCCTTTTTTCATGCTTGTAATGTTGATGCCAATCGTCTGAAGCTTTTGAATTTCATTCATGGATTTACTCCAAAGAAGGTAGGAGTCCCATTGATCGTTGGGACGGACGATGGCGTAGCTTCGCGGTGCAATGCTCCGAGCAGTAGTGGGACGACCTGCGGCGCTTGACAGGAGTATGCAGCGCATGGGTTCACCAGCTTCACCACGAAGGGCTGCTGGTGATGAGCAGGGTTTTAGTCGGAACCCAGAACGATGGTGGAGCGGGGCAGGGCAACGGGTTGTCGTGGACTGCAATGATCAGCGCAGCGGGGCAAAGCGAAGCAACAGTTTCCCTTTCCCGGCTCATGCACCTGCAGAAAGAGTTGAAGTGCCGGTTTAATCGTGACCGGCGGACGATGGCATAGCTTTAATCAGCTCTGTAAGGTTTCGCAAGGCACCGATTCGCAGAACAACGCTCGGCCGCAAAGCGCGGTGCTCGGCACTGTGGGATGGGACTTACACCTTTCGGATGCCCAGCTCATCAAACCTCTAGTTCTTCAAGTACGGAAGAAAAGCGACCGTATCTGGGACGCCAGGTGCCTAAGCCTTCAAAACGTCCTGCTGCATTAGCGATACGTTCAAGGGAGTCAATGCTGATTCGATCGTCGTCAATAGTGACGTTAAAAGTGCAGGACCATTCAGGGATCACAATGCGAGTGCACCAGTTAGTGACTTTTTGCCTGACTACAGGGCTAGTGTTGACGAATCTGCCGTGTTCAGACATTTCTTGTGCAGTATCTGGCCCGTCAAACTCAATTTCAGGGTTGTTTTCAACAATTAGGGCGCGTTCTACTTCTTTGCCCAACTTAAAAGCTGTTGCTCCATTGCGAAGACAACGTTGAAAGTTTTGCGCTGGCATATATAGGTTTTCAAAGCCACGGAATGAAACTGAGTTTTCAGTGTCATCAATAATGACTTTGCCATCTACGCCCCAGTAGCCCGAATAAACCCAGTCAATAACACGAAGGTTTTGGTGATCTTTGTCTGCTTTAACTCGTTTACCGGTGAAATGTTTTTTGATTTTGGATGCTTCGCTTAGTGGATCGGAGCATCGATTGTTGGAGAGCAGCAGTTGTGACTCACCGTTTACCTTGATGGCAAACCGTCTAATAGACATGAACTTTACGTTGTTTAAGTTAACCCTTAACGGGCGTCCCTTGAGGACATCATTAAATTAGAACACGAGTGGCAACCAAACAGAAAGTTGTGCTTCTTGCGTAATTGGCACATAGCCTTGCGGGGAGGCGGCGATCTGGTACTTTAGTGTTGGAGCCGTATGTTTAATGCCCGGTACAACAGAACTACCCGAGACAGTCACAGAGTTTCTAGAAGATGGCTCCGTTGCTGTCGTCGTTGGTCATCTAAGGGGCTGGGTTTCGAGCGCCCATTTAATTGAGCCAAAGGCCAACCAACTAATGCGTAAATGGCTGGAAGAAAAATCAGAAGCTCTATTGAACGAGGATTATGACGGAGCCTCTTGACGCCCAAGACATATTGGCGTCACTGCGTCGATGGCAACTGGAGCAAGATAACTCTGGCCCATTCAGGGTTTACAGAGATCAAGAAGGGCAGATATATCACTCTGTCACCCATATCCTGAAGCACACAGCCCCTCAATCCCAAAAAGATGCATTGGCACGATGGTCCAAGAGACCTGGCAGTTCATTGGAGCGTGATCTTGCCTGTGACCGGGGTACTGTTGCCCATGA